TCCTGCTGCCCCTCTGCTTCTTCTCCCAGCATTTCTGCTTCCTGCTGTTTCATTTCCTCTGTGATTTCGATATTATCAATTTTTTCCATGTCCATATCCTCCTTAATTTTTTGTATCAAAAAAGCAACCTTTACGGTTGCTTTTTGTTTTTTAATTTTTTCCAAGGGCGGCTCTGACATCTGCTAAATAGTCCACGCCATTGACATAATAAATATAGTTCAACTGGTCTATCTCTACTTTCTTTTCCCCGTTTTTATAAATTGCATAATACGTCACCGCATATTCCCCAGAAGCGTCTGCCGTTGTAGCAACGCCGACTTTCCCCGGCGCAAGTTTCTTCGGCCTTACCCGCAGAATATACTTCATTTTATCTATATTTATCTGCTTTGTCCCAGTGTCCTCACTCTGCTGTGCCGCCCGTAAATCAATCATATGTATACGTGGTTCATTCAGCCTTATGGTAGCATCCGTTACTGTGCGGAAATTTAACGTCAGTGTCATTGCTTCAAAATGCCCTATTACAACCGCTTCCACATTTCCGGCAATTCCTGCGCCTGTAATTTCTTCCACCAGCGCAGATATTTCCGGCAGCTCAACTTCTGCCATCCCTAAATACTCAATTGCGTCCTCATATATCGCAAAATTTACAACAAGTTCATCAACTCTTGGCATTGTTATCCCCCCTTATACTGCCATCAAACTTGACAAATACGACACGTCATATTCCAGTTTGTATTCCAGTTTGCATAATGGGCTTGGCGGCGTAATATAAATATGGAATGTTGCGTGTCCTGCCATTAATGCCGTCTCGCTGTTTTCTTCTTCCCTGTACTCCACACGCCCACCCAGTATCCGTTCTTCTGCCGTCAGGCTGTTTAGCCAGCCGTTTATCCCCTGTAAAATAGCATCAATAAGCCTTTGGCTTAATTTACGGTCTATGTAATTCCAGTACGAAAGTGTCACGGTCTTTGCAACCCACTTGAACATACGTGAAATACAATAGAAATAATCTACCGGGTCTGTGTTTCCCGGAAAGCAGGCTGTCCAATCCCCCCAGCTCACAAATCCATTGTAGAAATTCAATGCCGTTATAATGCCGTTGTCATTCAGATAATTTGCCTGCTGCAAGTCAAGCACAACCTCTGTCCCGTCTGCCAGAACCATTCTATCAGCCTGCAGCAGCTTATTTGACGCACTTTCACACGGTGTCCCGCCTCCGTACGCTTCCGTATTGTCCACTTTTGCAATCAGACCCGCAAGCTGCGTGGAATAGTTGAACTCCCTTTCTCCCAGTGCCAGCCTTGGGAAACATACAAGTTCATTCGGCTTTGAAAAGTTCTTCTCTTTCTTCCACGCAATAGCGTCTGAATAGTATGCCACGCCTGCTTCCGTCGTGTCCATATCAAGAATTGCGTCAGCTTCAAATAACCCGTTGATATTCTCTGCCTTTGCAGACATTACCGCTGCAACCTCGCTGTCATGTGACCAGTTAGGGCACAGAATAAGGTCCGGTATCTCCGTAAACCTTGGAAAAACACTGTCAATCAGTTCCAGCCCGGTTGATTTGTGCGTTGTTACGTTGAAACCGCCGATAATGTCATCTTTATTAATCTTTGCCGGGTCCACTTCATTGTATGTCAGGTCTACTTCCCCTGTTGTGGCTGAAAGAAACTCCACAATGCAGTTATTATTATCATAGAATGCTTCAAAGTCTGTCCCGGCTTCCATCCCGTTCACTTCTACGCTTCCCGCAATGGCTTCAATCGGTAATTTTACCTGATTTTCTGCAACCTCCGCTTTCAGCGTCTTTTGGGTCTTCTGTTTCTCCGGGTCCAGCACATTGACAAGAAAAACTGGTGCTGTCTTGTAAAGCTGGAATGCCGTGTAAATCACTTCACACAGGCTGTATTTCTTCCAGTCATCAGAATACCCCAGTTTTTGAACCGCTTCTGCATAGTTGTTGGCCATCACGACTTCGTTTACCCTACTGCCCTCTGCCATCTGTACGGGTGCTGTCCCAACTGCAAATATCACGCCGCTTGAAGCCACATTCGGCGTTGAAACGCTTGTTGCCATCTTCCCGGTCTGTATGCCGTGTGTTATTTGACTTGCCATCCTTATCCCTCCTTTGCCACATTTCCCGCAATGCCGGAAACAAGGTCTGCATAATATTTATGCATGATATTCCCTGCGGTCTTTGCTTTGTCTTTTTTCTCCCCCATCTGGCTTGCCGGGACAAGCATTTTTTCCACAAGCGGATATTTTTTCAGAACCGTTTCAAGCTCTTTCCTGATTTCTGTTTCCGTGCCTATGAAAATCCTGTTGCACTTTAGCTGTCCTGCTGGCAGTGTGGGACCAATATATGCCAGCTTCACCACTTCTTCCTTTTCCTCTGTGGTTTCCGCCCCTGTTTCTTTTGTGCCTGTAGCCCCGTTATCTGCCTTATTCTCGGTTTTTTTCTGCCCAGCCGTATTATTAGCTGTTTTTTCCTCTTTTTCCGCTCCTGCGGCTTCTGTGGTTTTCTCTTTCTTTACTGCCATCTTTCTCCAACCTCCCTTTGAATTGCTGGTATCGACCAGTTTGTAATCATTTCCCCTAAAAAATAGGGCTGCGTGCTGTCCGGGTACACTATGTATTCCAGCGGCTTCTGCAGCGCAAAATATCCCCCAATAATTCCGGCTTTCTGTAGTTCGCTCCTGATACGCAAAATCACATTCAGTACATCACAAGCACCCACACTGCCATCTTCGGAATATGTAGCAACTACAATCCTTACCGTGCAAGTGCTTCCCTCCTGTACTTCCCCATCTTTCCCATTCAGGAATTGAAGCAGAATATATGGTACTTTTTCTATTTGGTCTTCTTTTTTCGGAAGGCGCATTCTGTAAACATCTGCTGCCCGCCTTTTCTCCTGCTCCTGTTCGGGTTTTCGTACCCTTACCTGCAATTTGATGTCCTTTGTCTTCTCCTGCACAAATTCTTTCAGATTGTCCAGCAATATTATTGGTGTCATGCCTTACCTCCGTAACCATTCAGCAGGCGGTCAATTTCGTGTGTAATCCTTTCATCAACCGTTGTCTGCGCTTCTTTTTCCAACTCTTCAATTACTTTCTGATTTCCCAGCATCTGTCCCATTGCAAGCCCCATCTTTTCCTCTATCGGGAACCGTTTGCCCGTTTGCCGTTCAAACACTCCTTTATGCCCGTTTTCCATCTGTGCAATAAAAGCGTGCTCAAAAGGTGTTTTACTGCCTTTCTTTACTTCTGCCACAACTTTTTTCTTAATTCCCGGTACCCTCGGTGTCACTTTGAACTTGTAAAGCGGTATCTTATAGCCTGCAAAAGAAATATAACCAGCAAGGTTTCCCGCGCTGGCTTTCCCTATCCGTATATTTGTTGCTTCTTTTGCCGCACTGCTTTGGACAGTGTATACTTCTTTTACCTTTTTTACCGCCCCTGTCTTCACTTTTGAAAGCCCCCGGTTCATTGCATTTGAAAGCGCACGTTCCGCACCTTTCGGAATACCTGCCAGAAGTGTTTCCACCCGTTCAACCGTTTCAGCAGAAATTTCAATCATTCTATAAACGCCCCCAGTTCCAGTACAATTTCCCCGTCCTCATAATCCGCTTTTATGATTTCATATTCGTTGACCACGCCTGCTTCCTCAATCTCAATAGTGTGCCCCTTCTTTGGCATGAACCCCAAATCTTCAAAAGACATATATACAAGCACTTCTGCAAGGTTTATCCCCTCTGCATGGTCACTTGCGGGCATTGTTCTGTCCTTTGCCGTTTCATGGTCAATCACTATCGGTACTTTATAGCTGTCTCCGTCATACCATATGCTTGTCATGGTTGCAAATTCTGCGGGGTTGTGGAACACTTTCAAATCTTCCAGAATCTGCGCCTTGAAGTCCATTACATTACCTCTGCAACAAACCAGCTATCTACATCATGCGGCACGGAAAGCGGCGCAGACTGTAATTGCAGGAAACGTCTTGCAGGCTTCCTTTCCGCCCACATATCTGGCACATATTTTCCCTCTACCGTGCGGAATTTTCCTGTAATCGGGTCTACAAGCGTGATTGCTCCGTAATACATAGAATAGTTTGCCTTGCTGCTTATCATAATCAATGTGCCGTCCGGAACCATAGGCTTTTCCTTTGCCTTTTTCGGGTCCGGGTCTGTCCAGTCATCAAGATACCACTCGTTATACGTGTAAATATCAAGCCCCAGTTTATGGTATGTCCCGATATAAGTCACGCCGTTTGGTAACTGTTTTGGCTGAATGACTGCAAGGTTATAATTTTTCACGTCAAGCACTTTCTGTACTTTTTCATCATTGATGAAAGCTGTCGCTACATTATCAGCCATAATGCACATATCACAGTTTGTAAAGCCGTGCTGCTGTACGTGCTTATGCCAACGCTCCAAATCTGCTATTTTATCAGACTTTGCATTTGACCATTTCTTTGCCGCTTCCGATACCGTTTCTTTGTTTGTGAAGCCAAAGTCAATGACTTCGTTCAAGCCCTCCCCAATAATCGGTATCTTGCCGCCTATAATTGACTGTGCGCACATCAATTCTTCACGCCTTGTAATCATGTCACGCAGTTTCTTGAAGTCGCTTGACATTTTCAGCACTGCACGTTCCGCAGGTGTCTTGCCTGATACAATGCTTTCACCGGGCTGGCGGTTCAATAAATCGTCTATGTTTGTTATCGTGTCAGGTGCAACAAGCGGCGGCTTGTAGCTCTTTGTTTCGTAGCCCTCATTTGGCACGGTCTTCCCGCCTATAACCGGGTGTACATATGGTGCAACTTTCCGGGACCCTTTTACAAAGTCCACATCAACTTCCTTTGTCACAAATGTTTCCTCATTGCGGAAAAACGTGCTGCGGAAGAATGTATGCACAGGCGGCAGTTTTGTTACTACCCGCCCCATAGTCCGTGGGTCATAAATACTAACTTCGTTTGCCATTTCTTCTTTCCTCCCTTTATCTTAAAAAGATTGAAATTTTTCTGAAAGCGTCCTTTAACGCTTCGATTTCCACGCCGTCAGGAAGCACAAGTGCTTCTGCAAAAAATTCCCCGGTCATGTAGTATACTGCGGGTTCATCTGCTCCTGCCGCTGCTGCAGCAATCCCTACAACGTCCATTGCTTCTCCCTCTGCCGGGGCTGTTACCGGGACAATTTTGCCGTCAGCATTTTTTGCAACGGGCATATACTCTTCCAGTGCTTCCCCCGCAACCCCTGTTTCCGGCAGTGTCGGGAAATCACCAGCAAAGACGTTTTTAGGCTCATGCTTCCTTGTTTCAATTTCGTACATTTTCCATTCCCTCCTGTCTTATTTTGCGTCAGGGAAAAGTTTGTCAATGGCTGCATTGAACGGGTCTGCCGCTTCTTCGCCCTTTTCTCCTGCCCCTGCGCCTACTTCGTTTACATGGCTGTCTTCCACGTCTGCTGCAAGGTCTTTCATATACTGCCCGCCCTGCTCTTTCTGCTTCATAAGGATTTTCAGTGCCATTTCCCCGGCAGATACGGGCTTTTCAAACATTGCTTCATTCACAATGTCTTCAAAACCGCCCACTGCTGCCGCCTGCAGTTCTTTTATACGGTTTCTCTCTTTTTCCGTGGCACTGTTTTCGATTGCCGCCGTCAAGTCCGGGTATGCCGCTTTCAGTTCGTCAACCGTTTTAATGTCTTTTGGTTCCATTGTCTTTTCCTCCCTTTTCAGTTTATTTTCTGGCTTTGCGCCGTCTGCCCCCAAGCTGCCCCTGCCTGCAATGCTGTTTAGGATTGTTTTTGGTATGGTGGAAAAATTTGTAATGTCAAACGGCACGGAGTTTACAACAATCCTGTTTTCGTTCTCCACTACCGTTTCGCTTTCCTCAAACATCAATTCATCACAAAAACCATTTTCCACGGCAGCGTCACCAGTCCACCAGCTTTCTTCCGACATGAAATCAGAAATTTCCTGCTCTGTCCTCCCGGTCTTCATGGCATAAGTGTTCACAATAGACTGCTTTATCACTTTCAATTCCTGCGCCAGCTTCGTGAAGTCTTCTTCCTTGAACGTGTCCCACACTGTCATTGCCGGGTCATGTATCATAAAAACGCCGTTTTTCGCAATCTTGATTGTATCGCCCGCCATTGCAATTATCGTGGCAGCGGAAGCTGCCCAGCCGTCTATCTTCACCGTGATATTTGCCGGGTGGTCTTTCAGCCTTGTATAGATTGCATTTGCCGCAAACACATCACCGCCGGGGCTGTTTATCCTCACAATGATTTCCG